TATGCATTCCCTTGATAGTCTCAGGTGATATATTGTACTGCATGATTAAATGTGGATATAGAGAATTCAAATCAAAACTAACAACCCATTTGTGTAATCCTACTTGTGGATCTTTGACATATGCACCAGCATAACCTTCTGATTTACTACCCCTAACCATTTGTGGAATCTGAATATTTCTATCTCTCAAATAATTGTAAATAATCACATCCCACATTCTAACCTGAGAAAACACATCCACATAATTACACTTTGCACTATAGGCCATAGTCATGATTAAATCAATCAGTTTCATCTTGTCCTCAAGACGATCTACCAACTCCACATCTTTTATGTTGTATTCAATAAATGATTGATAATCTTTAGTATACCATTCTCTATAAGTATCGTATGGGTTTGGGTCTTTACGTTCACCCAATTCAACAAATGCAATATGGTCTAATCGATAACTTTCTTGGGCTGAGTAAGTAAACTTCTTATACAAATCAAGATAATCCAACTGTTCCAAACCAAACACATTGTAGCAAATATGTTCCTTACCTTGAATGTACACACTATCTTTAAATACTGTTTTCCATACTGACAATCTCTTAATCTCATCCTCACCAAATCTATACTTAATACGATGTATCAAATAAGGCAAATCATAAAACTTTGAGTTCCATCCAGTAACAACATCTGGCTTGTGAGTCTCCCAAAATCCAAGAAACTTTTGTAAGAGCTCATCTTCATCTTCACATTTTACATAACGTACATCATCACGATCATTCTTAAATTCACCAATTCCAAATACCACAATTTGTTTAGATTGATGGTTCTTAATTGTAATGGATAACATTTCTTCTGGAGCATCTTCAACACTAGGAAATCCATTATCACAGGCAACCTCAATATCAATAGTAACAACCAAAACATCATCCATCTTCCAATCAACAGCACCTTTCCAATTATCAGAAATAAACTGATATGGATAGCGTGTCATACCATAAATTAGATTTTGTTGTTCTGGATATTGTGAAAGAAATTCTTTTGCAGATTTGATGGATTGATGTTTAACTGGAGCTAAATATTTTCCATCAAGAGTTTTGTATTCCGTTTTCTTTTGTACAGGAACAAAAAGGGTAGGTTGATATTTGTGACGGGCAGTTATTCGTTCTCCGTTCTTAACTCCACGAACAAGAATGTTATCTCCAAAATTTATTACACTTGTATAAAAATCCATAATGAAACTATTATACAACAGTAAAACGAAAATGTCAAGTTTTTTATCCGTTTAACTGTACATTGGGAAGAATAATTCCAGAACCAAATTTAGAATTCCAAGCGTCTCTAGCTTGGTCTATAGGATCAGTTATACAAATAACCCAATCCATTTTAATTGTTACATTATCATGTTTTGCAAAGGGAGGCCAAGGCGCAAAACCTAAACCTTGATCTGTAGGCATTATCTGGCAAGGATTGGATATAATAACATCATTTCCTGTAACTGTTACATCACCAATAATTTCCTCGCCAGACTTTAACTTTACTAGGCGAATATCACTCATCTTTCTTTTTACCAATGTTATATTTTTGTTCAAGAATCCAATCGTTCTTTTCAGTAAACGACAATACCTTGATTTGACTTAATGGAGCTTTAGGTTCTGCATTACCTATTAAACCTACTAAACCCCAATCACTTAATAAACCAGCGATAGTATTTCTTCTTTCTATATCATTTTCTGTAAGGCTTGATTTCTTTCCATCTAATACAAATAATTCTTTAAAATGGACAATGTAATATTTACCTTTCTTATGAAGTAAATGACATGACTGCCATAACTTCTTTTCTCTGCGAGATGCAACACCAATTCGTGATAAAGTTTCCCTGACCTTTAGAAAATCATCTGGTTCACTTAGGGAGACTTCTAACATATCATTTGATGTCCAATTTAAATCTTCAGTCATTTTCCACCCTTATTTAATTTGGTTTCCATATAGGATATATCCTCATCCGTGAGAACATTTAGCACTTCCTTTGCTCTCTGATCGCTATATCCAAAATATTCTTTAATAGTCTCTAAATTCTTAATTTTAGACGTTTTGAGCCAAGGAGCAAATCGTTTCCTTGCTCTTATACTATTTAGAAGAAAATGAAATTGAAGTTTGTCATCTAACCCATTGTAAATGTTCATTTCATTCACTAATAGGATAGTGTCTGGAAAGGGATATACACAACGATTTACTACAAATGCAGGGTATTTTTTCTCCCACATTTCATCAGCTGTGTCCATTAAGGGTTCTTTAGACTGATTTATGGCCTTCAAATATTCTTTTAATTCATACATTAAGACCTACCATATTCTTTTATAGCTATTGCACCTACAAATGCATGATTTCTCCAAAAAGGTTGTATTGTACTAAATCCTGCATAAGATACCATATGTTCAATTTGTTTCCATGTAAATGGCTTCATCATATGTCTAAGGGTTCTTTCCTTATCCATTATATCTTCTGTACTAAATGTCTTACGTTTATAATCATAATAATTAAAGGTAATCATATCTTGTACTAGAGCAGATTCACATATTGTTTTTTCTGCAAATATAAATGCACCACCCTCATTTAGTCCAGTATAGATGTTTCTTAATACATCCATTCTATCTTTTTTTGACATAAATTGTAAGGTAAAAATTGATGTTACAAGACTTGTTCCAGCCCAATCTCTATATTTTATAATATCTACTGGATGTTTAAATTCTACATCATAACCTTCTTTAACTAACTTTTTTTGTCTTTTTTCAAGGTCACTTTCAAAACCATCAGCAATTTCTACTCCTACCCATTTTGCAGTATTACAATGGTCAGCATTATGTCTTAACATTGCTTCTGTAACTTTACCAGTTGAACAACCAATATCTAATACAGTTGTATCATCTTCTATAAAATATCTAGATAGTGAAATAACATCTTGTAATAAATCACTATAACCCCTAATGGAATTATTAATGTGTTCGTCAAACCCTTCTTCCCGATGTGCAAATGTAAAATCAGCCATTATATTTCTCCAATATATTGTTATAAACGGCTTCTGCGATTGCTTTCATCATAAGTGGTGGCACCATTCTACCACATCTTTCTGCCTTTTGAGAATGTTTACCAGTAAGAATAAAATCATCTGGTAAACTTGTCATTCGTTTTAATTCTGCGATTGTAAATTTTCTAGGTTCACTCCAATGACAACCACCAGCTCCTGTTTCTGCAGCTCCTGTTGCTGTAAGTGTAGGTGCTGGTTTAAATCTGGAACATCTTTTAACATTAAAATGATGTCCTTTAGGATGATAATCCATTCCTGTTAAAACTTTCTTAGGGTCTTTAGGCATATTTGCAACTGTATCTTTATAATGTGCAGATGCAGTCCATCTTTTTATAAGATAGTCTATTTCTTCTTGGTCATATTCCAAACCCTCAAATGCTTCTCCAAGAGAAATTTCTTCTTTACTTCCAACTGGAAATATACCCGCAATATTTAAAAAAGTAAGACCGATAGCACTAGTTACATCTTGTCTTACTGCAATGAAAATAACTCTACGCCTTGTTTGAGGTACACCAAAGTTTACAGAATTTAAAATTTGTGCAGAAACATCATATCCTATTTTTTCAAATTCTTTCATAATTTTATTAAAATATTCTTTGGCCTCTCCCATTGTTAAACCAGTTACATTTTCTCCCACAATAACTTTAGGTTTAATATCTTTAGCCACTCGTAAAAATTCAAAAAATAAATCTTCTATATTTTCTACTTTTTTACCATCAGAATAATTTTTAGTTGATTTCCAACCATCAGAATGTTTGCCTGATACTCTATATTCTTGTTCGTTTCCAAATAAATCTATTACAGTTTCTTGAACTTTATTATGAGATACAGAACCAGCCATAGAAAATGCTGAACATGGTGGTGAACCATCTAAAATATCTAACTCTCCTTCTTTAAGTCCTGCAATATCAAGAAAATCTTTTCCTGTTAATTTCTTAATATCATCTGGTATAATAGGTGTTTCTGGAAAATTTTGTTGATAAGTGTTTCTAGCCTCCTCTACAAATTCATTAATACAAAGAATCTTACCCCCTGCTAAACGATAACCAGTAGAAGAACCACCCCCACCAGCAAATGTGGAAATAACATTAAATTTATTTTGAGCTGATGCGTTATTAACATCTTCTAAATTATATGGTACATATTTCATAAAAACCTTTCTAAATTTGTTGTTGGTGGATTTTTCCAATCCCTATACACATCCAACATTCTATTTCTATTTTTAAAGTTTATCTTTCTATTATTTAGCAATGTTTCAAACAGTACATTTACACCAGATTCTAATTGTAAATTCAAATGTTTTTTAACATCCTTATCTATATTAAATGCTGTTCGTACATGATGCTTTTGATATGGTTCGTTCAATTCGTACCAATCCATACTATAAAAATAATCTCTAACCTTTTTAGTTAGGTATGGAGTAACAAATATTTTATCATATTTGTCTGATATTTTTTTATGCCACAAATATCCTGCTTGGTTTTCTGGTAAAAAATAATTATCTCTAAACTCATCAAACTTTTCTTTAGTGTGTTTATAATTGATAAGTGCTTTTTTACTGACTCCAAAATATCCATCTGCGGCCCATCCAGACAATACATACTTTTCTTTTATCTCTGGATAAACATACATAAATGGATATACACATTCATAGTGAGTTTTTTTCTTACACCCCAATTCTACTAATTTATACCAATCTTCCTCTAATTTTGAAGTGTCAATTACAATTCCTGTAAACTTCCAATTATAAACTTTACTAATTTCATGTGCTTTATTATAATCATAATTTTCATAATTGTCAAGATGAAAAGAATATGCATGAATATTTTTTCCTAGACTTTGAGCTGCAAGTGCAACAGAAATACTATCTACTCCACCTGACAATAAAACAGCAACAT